CTTGTCAACCGAATAGACATGGTCGCCTATGGCGAACCACAAATTGTGATGTTCGGCACGGGAAACAAAAAAGGATACACTTTAGTTCAGCTTATTGAGACATCGAATATTTGCGCCCACTTTGTAGAAGAAACGAACGATATGTACTTGGACGTTTTTAGTTGTAAGCCGTTTAATCCGCTAGTAGTAACGGGAACTGTTGCAGAGTATTTTCGGCCTGACGATATTATTTTTCATAATATGGTTCGCCAAGCTCGTGAGCTTAAGTGACGTATCACCGACCATTATATCCTGTGTAAGTCCTTCCCTTAAGTCTGTTGTTTTTCTCCTCTTCTATACGCCGACGTTTCGTAAGTTCGCCTTCGGGATTAAATTTTTGAGTTGACGGTCGGGCTATTGTTCCAGAAAATCCGTGAGAAATGCCCGTAACTTGATCCCTCGCCCGCTCTTTGTCTCGGCGAGCCTGAATGGCAGCTGCTTTTTCTTCTGCGGCTTTCTGCTCTGGGGATTTTCCAAACCATCCAGACCCGATCTTAGTTCTACGAGCAGTCTTTCGCCTACGTGTTGCCCTCGTTTTTTTTTGATGAGTTTTCCTATTCGGCATTCTTAACTTACTTGATAGATTATTTCACAATGTGAAGTGAAAAAGTTCTAGATGTGAATGCTGTCGTTCACGACGATTTACCAATCATAGTCCTCTTCTAGAACGCGCTCGGTATCCGTATCGAAGTCCTCGTGGTCTTCTACGATGCAAAACGCCATATTCAGAAACTCCTCCAACCATGTGGCGTCAACGACGTCTGCATTCTTCGGGGGATGTGTGTCGATCGAAATACCAAGCTTAGAGCAAAGTACGTCCCACTTCATCTTCTTAGTAGGAGGGGCGTTTAGGATAAGTTCGTCGGACTCTCGCTCACGCTTCATTTGGTGATATTTACTTATTTCCTTTTATTTAATCCGTTTTCAACATTTACATAAAGACATTTATTTATATATAAATGGACGAGAAATATGATGAGTATAACTTCTACGTTCAAAACTGCCTACGAACCAAGAATTTGAATACGTTTAAAAGAGAAAAAAGTTACACCTACATGCTGGAACACGTCAGCCATTCTCAGGGAGAAAAATATCTTGAGTGTATTTTTAAAAATACAAATATAAAGATCCCTGATATTATTGAATTTTCTAATATAAATGATTCGGTAGGAAACCCTAACAAATCAATCTACAATAATATAGAATGCTCTCCATCAAATTTAAGATACATTTATCACGCACATCTTATTCTAAGCCATTTTAAGACAGTAGGATCCGACCTTCCTATTTCTATAGTTGAGATTGGAGGTGGTTATGGCGGCTTATACTTAGCAATTTCATACTTTAACAAGTATTATAATGTTCCGATAACGGGATATTCCATAGTAGATTTACCAGATATTGGAATGTTTCAGGAGTTGTATCTTTCCAACTTTAATCAAACTATTCCAATTAAATTCTATAGTTCTATGAACTATGGTGTAGAGCTGAAGAATACTCCAAACTTGTTTCTAGTTAGCAACTACTGTTTCAGTGAGATTGGAAATAAGAACCAAAAAATGTATATTGCTACTCTTTTTCCAAATGTAGTTCATGGGTTTATTGTGTGGAATTCTATTCCAGTATATAACTTTGGGTTTAACATGGAAATTGAAGATGAGAATCCGAATACAGGGGGACTATATAATAAATATGTGAGGTTTTAAACATTTACATACATAATTTATGTATGTATAAATGGATCTTGATTTCATAGAGATAGGAACTTCGAAATTTTCCACACTTATTCAAGAATGCGGAGATACTGAAACTTAAATACGGGGATTGTGGACGTCGCCCTTCATCATACAGTCTCCATTCTTCCCTTTGACAGATCCGTGGGGGCAAGGCTGGTCGACTTTGGTATCTGGATTCTCGAAGCGTTCAAGAAGAGGGCGGATGTAGATATATACAAAGTAGTTTACTACCGCGAAGACAACGCCGTGTATGATAGCCTTTTCGTGCAAGGATCCTCCCGGTGGAATATTGAGATGGACTCCGGGAACAAAGAGCATAAACAGGATAGCTTTTAGAAGAATGTTGACCCACATTTATCCTTTAATAAGCTTTTTCATTTAGGGGAATAGGGTCGTAAGTGGCGTGCCCAGTAGGAACGCAGTTCTGGTCTTCCGTCATTCGAAATCCGTTCGGACATTTACGACCGAAGTTCCCAAATCTTTCGCGATATGACCAGTAAATAGACATGACTGCGGTAGTCGTCAATGAAAACAGGATTGCGTGGGTGACCAACACAGCCGCATGACTTCCTCCAGCTGGAATACGTCCTATCACTCCAGGAACGAATGCGGCGAATAAGAGGGCGGACAAAATACTAGAGATGAGGTCCATTTATTCATTTAGATTGGATGATTTATTGGGACACGAAGAGCAGGATTTTGGAGCAACCTTGATTTTGCTGTAGTTGTTCGCCACAAACAGTCCCGCGGCAAGAACAGCGAATGCAATAAGAATCCAAGACCACATTTGTTTTTACTATAGTTTTCATTCAGCGCGAGTATACCACATAGATGGGCATCCCGTTTTTATTCGCGAGTCTTGTTAGATCGCATAAGGGAATCACAAGACCTGTAAAGCAACGACAGGATGTTGATGTACTGGGAGTTGACTTTAACTGCCTCATTCATCGATACTTGAAAGAAGACAATCCAGTTGGGTCCGTCATTGAAGCGTTCGCACACATTGTTGAAACCGTGTGTCGTCCCAAGCATCTGTTGATTGCGATGGATGGAGTTGTTCCTTACGCCAAAATCGTTCAGCAGAGGTACAGACGTATGCGCATCAAGACGGAAGACGATAAGGGATTCGACAGAAACCAAATTTCGCCTGGAACACCTTATATGAAAGAGCTCGAGGAGGCTTTGAGAGTGAAGTTTCCCTATGCCCAAATGAGTTCAACTGCCGAAGAGGGAGAAGGCGAACATAAGCTGTTTATGATGCTCCGTAAACTCCCTGTATCTGAAAGACGTAATGTCAGTATTTATGGACTGGACGCCGACTTGATTCTTATTTGTCTTCAGCATTCTTCTGTATCATCGCAAATGACTCTTCTGCGTGAAAGTGCGGAGTTTAACGACCCCAAACTTGCTTCTGCCGAGTTTTCTCTTCTTCAAATCCAAACTCTTTTGGGAGAACTTCCTTTGCCAGTTGACCAGTATGTCGCGCTTTCGATCTTGTGTTTCGGAAACGATTTCATGCCGAGCTTAGGAATGTTTTCTTTGCGCGAAGGAGGGTACGAACGTGCCCTTGAACTATACGAAAAGGCAGGAAATCCCGACTTACTGTCGTTCGAAGGACGAGACGCCTTTTTGGATATCGCAGAACAGTTTGAGATGAAAACTTTGAAAGAGCGTATTTCTTTAAGACGCAGACCTGAAGAAAAGGCCCTGCTTGGAAAAGAAGGAACGCAGTTTTATAGGCAGTACTATCTCCATAACTTGGACGGAGTTTATCATACCGAAAAGGTAGTTGACGCATTTTGGAAGACGTTTCATTGGACTCTTCATTATTTCAGGACCAACGAACCTCTGAACTGGGACTGGGTGTATCCGTACCCAGACGCCCCGTTATTGAAAACCATTTTGGAGTATTCTGAAACGACAACTCATAGAGGTGAGAAGACGTTTGGAACTACACAACAACTTCAGTTCATTCTCCCTGCCAAATCTTTAAGAGCAGCAAAGAAACTGGTAAAGTTCCCAGATGAACTTCATTCTGAAACTCGGCATCCATGGATGAAGCGACACGATTGGGAAATGAAACCTCGTATTTCTCTTCCGTGGAATCCAACTACCGCCTTAACTGAAATCTCCCCCCTTTAAGACCAATATTAAAACTGTTTGTTGCCACTTCTGCGAGTGCCCCCCCTGGTAGCATGATTTGCCGAGTACTTGAGTTCTCGTCTATAAACTCCAAAACATTGGCATCGATATTGAATGTTTTAGTCGATTCGTCTGATTTTCTATTCCAGTACTCGTCTGTGATTTTCTTCATTTCGCGAACTTGGGCTGCATGCATAAACCCGTCGCCAGACATTTCACGACCATAGTTTCTCAGTAAGTAGTTTATGTATGCCGTGCGATAGCCTACTCCACTAGTGTTCTTTGTATTTGCGGAATAACTATCCAAACAGGCCTTAACCGTATCGGGCTTTGGTTTGTGTAGACGTTTATTGACTGTATTGTGGGAACGAACTACAAACAAGAAAAAATCAAACTTACTGTTGGCCCATTCAGGATGGGCGTTCATATAGTTTGTGAAAATGATCTTGAAATGTTGCTGACAGTGTGGACACGTAATCGTATCCCGAAATAAATCCATATACCGTTTCAGTATCTTCCTATCAGCGTCTGAAGGATGTTCTGGATAAAGCAAAGAAATCGAATGAAGTGTCATCCATCCAAGAGGTCCCCATAAAGATGTCATCTCAGTTATTTAATCAAGTGAAAGAAAACCAGCAATCGCTCCGCCCTCTAACATTTCTCGCATCAATGACGTTGGAGTTTTACTGTTTTTCAAAAGCCCGTTCTTCTCTACGAGTACTTTTACTTTATCATCACTCATTCCGGCTACCTGTTTGCGTATTGTTTTACGACGATGTTTTGCCCCCCTTTCTGTCATAATTTGGATTGTGTGTTTCTTTGCCGTCTTTTTAAGAGGAGGAGACTTCGCAGGATCCTTTACTCCCTTGATTTTCAAAATCCCACGAGGAAACGTTCGCATAGTTTTGCGACGAGCCTTGCCTTCTTGCCTTACAGATGGGAGCATCGACGCGTCCTGAGCCTTTAGTTCCTTTTTTGCAACTTCTTCTATTTTTGTAACTGTAAACGTTTTTGGAGTAGTCATCCTCTCTTTAAAAACGAATCAAGATTTGATTTACGGCCAAAGTGTATCTAAAACATACGATGGAGTGGAACGCTATTCGGTCGTACTTTCGCACAAAGGGAGTTTCTAGGTTGGTAGAACATCAGATTGAGTCCTTTGAGGATTTCATTCGTAATAAGCTTCCACTTATTGTTTCATCCACTGCCCCCATTGTTGTATGGCACGAGATGGACGAAACTACAAAGAAATACAAATATGAGTTTCGTCTTTCATTTGAGAATATCACGTACTTGAAGCCGAGGATTCAGGAAGCTACTGGACGCGTAAAGCCTATGTTTCCGCAGGAGGCTCGTGTGCGGAACTTCACTTATGCCGCTCAAATGTTCTGCGATGTCCGCTTTGTGGCAAGAACGTATAAGGGATGTACTCTATCAGAGTTTGACGAGGCTGTTCGCGTGTTCTCTGGGGTGTCTCTAGGGAAGGTTCCTGTAATGCTTGGATCCTCTCTTTGTGTTCTTGGAGATTACCCTATGAGTCGCGAAGAGATGGGAGAGTGCCCGAATGACCCGCTTGGATACTTCATTATTCATGGAAGCGAAAGAACCATTCTCTGCCAAGAGAAGGTAGCAGACAACCGTATCATGGTGTTCTGCAACAAAAAGACTGCTTCCAAATATACTCACACTGTTGAAATCAAGTCTCTCCACGAATCGTTTACAACTCCACCTAAGAAGCTTGAAATACGCATTTCGGCAAAGTTTAATGGACTCGGATACCCTTTGATGCTTTGCGCCCCTCGTTTCCGTGAAGATATTCCGCTGATGGTGATGTTTCGGGCTCTTGGAGTTGAGGAAGACGAGAAGATCGCACAACTTATTTGGGGAAGCGATATTGGCAATGCCGAGAATCTTGCAGCATCCTTCAAGGACTGTTCGGATATTCAGGTATACACTCGCGAGGACGCAATCAGGTATCTTTCGACACACCTTCAGTATGTTACCACGCACGAAGATAAGTGTTTGTATGTCCGCTCACTGCTTGATTCCGAGTGTCTTCCTCACGTGAAGTTTGGAGGAGAATGTTTGGATGCAAAAACCGTAGAGGCAAGAAAGTGTATTCTCATTGCATCCATGGTTCGACGCGTCGTCCTAACTGAAAAAGGACGTATTACTATTGACGACAGAGATGCCTACCCCAATAAGCGTATCGTTACAACCGGTTCTCTTCTGACTCACCTGTTTCGGCAACTGTTCCAGAAGGTGTGTAAGGACATTCGTGGGAAGTTCGTTCACGAAGTCAATAACGATACGTGGAAGAAGGGAGAGCCGCAGCCATTGGATGTACTGAATATCAACAACCTATACAAGATTTTGAAAGTTTCTACTATTGAAGGAAAGCTGAAACAGGCTTTGGCTACCGGAAACTTCACAGTACAGGGACTCGGAACTTCAGGAAACTCGAATGCGTCAAATGCAACAAAGGTCGGTGTTTCACAAGTTCTGAACCGACTTTCGTATGTTGCTACTGTAAGCCATTTGAGACGCATTCAAACGCCAGTGGAAAAGTCTGGAAAGCTTCTTGCTCCGCGTAAGTTACATGGAACAAGTTGGGGATACGTTTGTCCTGTTGAGACGCCTGAGGGCCATTCTGTAGGTATTGTCAAAGCTCTTTCAATGCTTACATCTATAACGCAACACACGCCATCGTCTGTAACTTTGAGTGTTCTGGAATCTTTCAAATCTATTGTCTGGATTCGCGAATCGAAGGATTACGGTGGAACAGCTATTATCGTGAATGGAGTTGTAGTCGGGTACACTTCAGATCCCGTAAGAGTTCATTCAGACCTTAAGGACGCAAAGCGAACATTCAGACTACATCCGCACACTGGTATTTCGTGGAACATCCTTCAAAATACTATCATGATTGAATCCGACGGAGGAAGGTTCGTGCGACCGCTGTTTCGTGTACAGAACGCAGAATGTATGTCAGCTCCTTCTTCGGAAATATGGAATGACTGGGCGACTTCTTGTATCGAGTTCATTGATTCGTCAGAATCAGAAACGGTTCGTGTCGCAATGACTCCAAAGGAAACTACAAAGCTACACACGCACTGCGAGATTCATCCAACAATGATTTTGGGACATATGGCATCCAGTATTCCAATGTCGGACCATAATCAGTCGCCACGAAACACTTATCAGTCTGCGATGGGAAAACAGGCGATTGGAATATTCGCACGGAACTACGCAAAAAGACTTGATAAGAACGGATACATCTTCTGCCAGCCTCAGCGTCCTTTCGTGGAAACACGCACGATGCGTATTCTGAACACTGAGGAAATGCCATTTGGAACCAACGCGATTGTCGCAATCGGAGTTTATGGCGGGTACAACCAGGAAGATTCTGTGATTCTCAATAAGTCTGCCGTGAATCGAGGACTGTTTCGGACGCTGTATTACACTCTATATAAAGACGAGGAACACCGCAATGTGACATCTGGAAAGGAAGAGAAGTTCATGAAGCCGCGTCGTGAATCTGCTCGTGGATTCAAGAACTCATCTTATAATGCCATTCAAGAGTCTGGACTTCCGGCTGTGGGATCAATGATCCGCGAGAACGATGTTGTCATTGGAAAGGTGACGAACTTAAAAAATGACACGAACGGATACCCTTATCGCGATTCGTCGACAACACATAAGAACTCGGAGCCTTGTAGGGTAGATGGAGTATGGCAGGACAAGAACTCGGACGGATACCCGTTCGTAAAGGTTCGTGTAGTTTCAGAGCGTGTTCCTGAGATCGGCGATAAGTTCAGTTCACGGCACGCCCAGAAGGGAACGTGTGGAATCATGCTGAATGAAGAGGATATGCCGTATACTCGCACAGGTCTGCGCCCTGACCTGATTATGAACCCACACGCTATTCCTTCACGAATGACGATTGCCCAGCTGATGGAAACCATGTTCGGAAAGGTTTGTGCCATGAAGGGAACGCTTGGCGACGGAACGCCGTATTCTCACCTGAGTCAAAATGAACTGAGGGAGCATATGATTCAGCTGGGAATGCACCCTTATGGCAACGAGATTCTGTATAATGGCCAAACTGGCGAGATGATGGAGGCAGAAATCTTTATGGGACCCACATTCTACCAGCGACTGAAGCATATGGTTGCCGACAAGAAGCATAGTCGTGCACGAGGCCCTATTGTTTCACTTACTCGTCAGCCGTGCGAGGGTCGTTCTCGCGACGGAGGACTGCGTGTTGGTGAAATGGAGCGAGATTGTATGTTGAGCCACGGAGCCGCGATGTTCACAAAAGAGAGATTGATGGATGTATCCGATCCTTTCAGCACTGGATTCTGTAAGTCGTGCGGCACTCTCGCTGTAATGAACGAGAAGGAAAACATCTATCACTGCGGATCCTGCGGAGTTCAAACGCAGTTCGAGATGAAGACCATTCCGTATGCCGTCAAGTTATGGGCTCAGGAACTAGAGGCAATGCATATTGTTCCTCGGATGGTATTTGAGTAAAATTTAGAATGTTATATAAAATGCCTTCGCTAACATTGAGCTTTATGAACACTCTGAAAGCTGACTTGCGACCATATAAAACATTTATTGAAACCGGTACATATCTAGGACAAACTATTTTTTCTATGGAACCATATTTTGATTCTGACAAAAATAGGATTGATCGTGTATATATTTTGAACGATCGCAATATAGTAAGTCTTCACCCTGTGTTAGTTCCAGTGTTTAAGGAAGTATGCTCTGCGTTTGAATATAGGAATATTCCAGTCCGTGCTGTTGAATCTATAGCAGATGTTGATAACTATACTTCGTCTTTAGTATTTGCCGGAAACATTTTTCATGTAGAGGATCCCGCCACTGCATTGGCAAACGTATGTCCAAATGCTACATATTGTCTTTGGTACTGGCAGGATAAGGATATAACGCCTCTAAGGAGAGGCATTCATATTTACGAAAATATGCTTTCCCCGACAACGGACGATCGCGTTACTCAGCTTCGAAAGACACCCTATAACTGTCCTCTTTTATTACGAGCATGTGACCCTCCAGAAGAAATCGGAAAATATGAAAAAGGAGTTGTTCGTGATTATTTTTATTCTGGAGCTCCATATTGCGCAGATTGGATACAATATGTTAATAAACACTTTAGTGGGCACGGATTATATAACGGTACATGGGATGTTAATAAATATATGTCCTACGATGCTCGTAAAGAATGCCATAAGTATTCATTTTTTGCTCTTGGATTTCAAGGCTGGGAAAACATCGCAAACAAACATGTATCTCAAAGAGTTTATGAAGGTATGGCGTATGGTTGTGTCGTCTTGACAAATAGCGACGCGGCAGTTGAACAAACTGAAGGTATTTGTGTAAAAGTAGAGAACGCAGTTGATTTAGTGAATAAGATGAACTGGTTCAAGCAACATCCTGCTGAAATGGAAAGACGCAGACAGCTTGGGTATGATTTTGTAAAGAGATGCGGAACAAACCATTATGCGATTGACCAAATACTAAAAGTGATTAAGACATTCCCCGAAACAAACTAATAAATGAAGACTGTTGTTGCGTTCAACTGAAATAATGAGTTAAACAACGGAAGAGTATTAAATGAATGAAATATATTGTTTTCGGAAATGGATTTATTGGTTCCAATCTTACAAGGAAGCTTCGCTCAGAAAATCATTTCGTAATAACTGTTGATAGAAATCCCCCAAGACATTCTGAGCATACTAGGATTTGTGTACACTATATTTGGCGCGACATTTCTAATCTGGATAACTTTCCACATCAAGACGAAATAGATGGTGTATTCCAGACTTGTGGAATGATGCCATCATATTCGAACAATAATGACGAAATATTCACGTATAACTCTAACATAAACAAGGCAGTTATTAACTTCTGCATAAAAAACAATGTTAAAAATATATTTTTTGCATCTTCTATATGGGCGTCGAATCCTATAAACTCATATGGTAAAGAAAAGTTATATTCTGAAGGACTATTTGCTGATTTTGCGGCTAAGAACAATGTTAATGTAAAGATTGGAAGAATTTCAAATCTTTACGGACCTAACAACACACGAGGTATAATACACGATATTTGTAAGAAGGTATATGAGTCTGAATATAGCATTATTGTTAGAGATCCAAATAGCAAGCGTACATTTTTACATATATACGACTGTATAGATGGAATACTTAAAGTTATGAGTTCGAAATGTGATAATATAGTTGTTATAAGTTCCGACCAATATTATACCATTCACGATATTGCTAAGAAAATAATAGATATTTCTGGAAAAGAAATCAAAATAGAAACTCCGTCCGCTTCTTATTCAGGAGCGTCTTATTATATCGACGGGTCTTCTATACCATCTGATGGATGGATTCCCAGTATTTCGATTGAAGATGGAATAAAACAGGTATATCAGTCAATACCATCAACGGAAAACACTACATAATAGGTCTATGTCGTCAGCAGTCATATCCGGATGATTCGGCATATAAAATCCAACATCGTGAACAGTATCTGCGTTTGGTGTTTGTCCATTAACATACTTTTGAAAGAACGGTTGCTTATTCATGCTTCCGGCTACAACTGGGCGCGTTTCAATGCCCTTATCTTTACATTTTTTGATATACTGGTTTCGGATATCAGATGTTTCACATATAACTGGAACTGCGAATGCAGGTACATCCATGTCTGGTGTAAATACTCCTTTCGTTTTATTAATAATCTCTCGAAAGATTGAAAACGATTTTTTACGAGTTTCATTCGCAGAATCTACATGCTGAATCTGAACTGATCCTATAAGTCCCTGAATATCTGTAGGCCTCACGTTATACCCTAGAGTGTAAAATGTATAAGGTCCGTGAAATTCATCAATATTCCAAGTTGTTCTTAATCGATCTCTCTCTTCCGGTTCAATATTTCTATCCCACCCATGTGCCCTTACCATACGAACCATCATTGCAAGTTCACTGTCGTCTGTGCATATCATCCCGCCTTCAATCGTAGACATATGGTGTCCTACAAATGTTGAAAATGTAGACGCCAACCCAAAGTTTCCAAGCCTCTTGTACTTGCACACAGTTCCTAAAGATTCACACGTATCTTCAAGTAGAACTATGTTATTCGCAGAACAGTAGGACGTTATCGTTTCAATGTCATCGTGAAATCCTAATAGATGTGTAATAAAAAGCACATCAATAACAGAACTCTTAAGCACATTGGGAGAAATATTTAGAGTTGAAATATTAACATCAATAAGTACTGGGACAAGCCCAAGTTGAATAACTGGCATCACGTTTGTAGCCCACGTAACTGCCGAAACTCCAACTCTTGCTCCGACAGCAATACGACCAAGATTTATAAGAGATTGTAAAAGAACAAGATTGGCAGAGCTTCCGCTGTTTACCATAATAGTATGATTCCTCCCCTGCCATACTCCGAAACTCTTCTCAAAGTTTATAACCTCATTTCCCATGCTTAACTTGTCTGCCTTCTGTATAAAATCGCATATCACATTCTTAGTCTTTTTTTCTTCTAGAAATGTAGATTTCATTAATGGAACTGACAATACCATTTTTAACTTTAGTTTATAGATTCTTTTGGGAATACAAACGGTTTAAATAATCATAACCAGGTCATAATATGAAACGTAACATACTTAAGTTTCACAATGTCCAAGGTTTACAAAGGAGATATACGATTGATTTGATGGGAGGTCTTGGAAACTGGATGTTTCAAATCGCGTTTTCAGAATATTTAAAAACTAAGTTTAACATAGACTTTCGTCTATGTAGTTATGGTAAGCCAGGATTATGGTCAACAACAGACCTTTTTGATAATATTTTTAGAAACTGGAAACACTTAGATGGCGACAGAATAACGGATGTTCAAGTAACTGAACAAAAGCTACACCCTCTTGATATGGGGCATGTTATGATGATGCATAAAGACGCGCATATAACAGGGTATTTTCAGGACTATAAATATATCACATCAAGTTTTCTGTCAAAAATCGTATTGCCAACAACAAGTTTAGAAAGGCATCCAGAAGTTCAATATACTGTTTTTCTTCATATTCGTGGCGGAGATTATGTTCGTCATCATCTTCTGGATTTAAACCTAGATTCGTATTATGAACGAGCCATAAATATATTTCCTAAGGACACGCAGTTTTCGGTATTTACAAATGATATTGAATACGCAAAATCTAAACCTTTCTTAAACACCATTTCATACACTTTCATTCAAGAATCTGAAGTGGATTCGTTGTATTTGATGAGTCAATGCAAAGGAGGAATATGTGCTAACTCGTCCTTTTCATGGTGGGGAGCGTACCTTAATCCAGACCGTCAAATCACTCTGCCTTCAAAATGGTTTAATGATCCGTCGTTTTATAAAGATGGATATTATTTTAAACAAGCTACGGTTATACAAGTATAATGTTTGAGTTTATCGAAAAGGTGGTGTATATCAACTTGGACCGAAGAGAAGATAGGCGTGAGCATATGGAAAGAATAACGGGCATATTTGGAGATAAAGTAGTGCGATTTTCAGGAATAGTAGTTCCAGGAAAGCATGGATCAGTTGGGTGTGGCAGAAGTCATCTGGCAGTATTGAAAATGGCACTTGAACAAACCTGGAAGAATGTTTTAGTTTTAGAAGACGATGTAGAATGGAATAACTTCGAACAAGGGTATTCTATATTAAAAAAGTTGGTGTCTAATCCTTACGATGTTATTATGCTTGGAGGTTCTTACGTTTCGCATGACTCATCATCCCATAAACTTTTTTCTGCACGAACAACATCTTCATATTTAGTAAACGCGCACTATCTTACAACCTTAATACAAAACATTGAAACTGGTAACCGAATATTAACTAGTGGAGGAAGTACTCTTGTATACGCAACTGACGTATTTTGGAAAGAGCTTCAACAGAAAGATAACTGGTTTATAATATTTCCTTCGCTGATGTATCAACGTCCAGATTATAGCGATATAGAAGAACGCGAAGTAGATTATACAACAGTTATGAAGTTATCTCAAAAACCATTATTGTCGTTTTTGAGAAATCGTAGATAATCTCTTTCACGCTGTTCGCACTCTTATAAGTAACAAATGACATTATACATTTGCGCTACAGATCAGTTATCTCGAACACGGATTGAGAACCATTTGCGATATGTTCACCGGAATACAGACTCTGGTTTTGATATTCCTATCGAGGCCTATCACGTTCCACTATCCCTTCACTCACACTCTTTTTCACTGGGGATTCGTGTTGCGGCTGTAGATTCTGGTGGGAAGCCAATGCCGTGTCTTCTGCTTCCTCGCTCGTCCATTTACAAGACTCGGTTTCGTATGGCGAACTCCATTGGACTCATTGACGCAGGGTATCGCGGCGAAGTTCAAGCAAAGGTGGATGTTTTGAGTCACGGACGTAATGATACCGATTCTCATCCATTTGAGGATGGACCAGACGGATCTCGACTCTTCCAAGTTTGTCAGCACAACTTTCTTCCTTGGAATAACATTTTCATTGTTTCCTCTCTAACTGAGCTCCCTACCGCTTCTGATACTCGTGGAGAGGGAGGATTCGGTTCTACGGGACAGAATACCACGACTTATACAGATGTTAACTATGTTCGCTAAAGGAGAGGACGAATCAAAATAAGAGAGATTGTGTCGTGAATGATCGCTCCCCAGTAGGCAGAATAAAATGTTGTCTTGAAACCGAATACCATTACGACAATCAACACTATTGACCGCAAGAATGTGTTCAATACTGGATTAGACGTGGGGAGAAGAAGTGGGTTCATTTGTGTAAAGGCAGGAATATTGGACGCGGTCGGTTGCGGACATATTGTCTGAAAATATTTTCCAAGTCATAGGTATAAACACAAAATGGGCGGTGGTTTAATGCAGCTCGTGAGCTATGGTGCGCAGGACATTTACATCTCGGGCAACCCCCAGATTACTTTCTGGAAGGTTCTGTACAAGCGTCATACTAACTTCGCCGTGGAGTCTATTGAGGTGACGTTCAACGGTCAGGCCGACTTCAACAAGCGCGTGACGGCCGTGATTAACCGTAACGCCGATCTGATGTACAAGACGTACGTCCAGGTTGTGCTCCCCCAGATTGACTTACGCAGCACAGCCGGAGGCACGTTTACTTCTGGAAACGGCCCCACTGCTGGTTTCCGCTGGCTCAGCTATATCGGTCACCGCCTCATTAAGCAGGTTGAGGTTGAGATTGGCGGTCAGCGCATTGATCGCCAGTATGGTGACTGGATGCAGATCTGGACCCAGCTGTCTACGGAGGCCGGAACAGTGAGCGCCCTTGACGCTCTGATTGGCAACACTCACGACCTCGCGCTGCTGAAGCGTCAGACTGGTATTGCTCTGGACGCCACGTGCGCCTCGTCTGAGACTACTATCTCTTGCGTGCCTCGTCAGGGCACTCCCGCGAAGACGCTATACATTCCCCTCCAGTTCTGGTTCTGCCGCAACCCTGGTCTTGCGATCCCCCTGATCGCCCTTCAGTACCACGAGGTTCGCATTAATGTGGACTTCGAAACGTGGCAGAACTGCCACTACTATGAGTCGTCTATTGGCTTTCCGTTTACTGCTGCGGCCCAGTCCCTTGCGGCCGCCTCCCTCTATGTTGACTACGTCTACCTCGACACTGAGGAGCGCCGCCGCTTCGCCCAGCAGAGCCACGAGTACCTCATCGAGCAGGTGCAGTACACTGGCGC